GAAGAGGGGGAAGGGAGCTTAGCCCGCACATTGATCCCCGTTCCGCGATCCGCCGCAGCCCGCCGGGCATCGCTAGGTTTCGGGGCTGCATCTCCAGGTTTAGCGATAGCTAGGTTTATGGCAAAGAAAGCTGGACATCATGCCGACGCCCACCAAAGCCACCACCGAGACGCTTTCCAAGATCCTGGATGCCCTGTCGGTCGGCGCGAGCCGCAGAACCGCGGCCGCCAATGCCCGGATCGACGAGAAGACGCTCCGCCGATGGATGGAACAGGGCAAGGACGCCGCGCCGGGGACGAAGTGGCGCAAGTTCCACGAGGACGTGCTCGAGGCTGAAGCCCACCCGCGTCTTCGGGCGCTCGGCTCCGTCTACAACGAGATGCCGGGGAACGTGAACGTGGCTTTCCGGTTCCTCGAGCGCCGGGAACCGGGATTCGCGCCTCCGGTGGCTATCCCGCCGGCGGTGCCGCAAGGGCCGATCGTGATCCAGCTCGGATTCTCGTCCCGGCCGCTGGAACTTGTCGGGGATGTCGGGGACGTGATCGACGGCGAGGTCGTGGATGAGCAGGACGAACAGCCCGAGCCCGCTGAATCCGATACCGCCTAGGATCGAGCTCCCACCCCTTCATCCTGCACAACTCCGGGTCGCCGAGCATCCCGCCCGCTTCAAGGTTGTTGTGTGTGGGCGCCAATGGGGAAAGACCTTGCTGGGGGCGATGGCTGCGGTCCGGGCCGCGCTCGAGGGCAAGGACATCTGGTGGGTCGCTCCCGCGTTTCACCAGGGTGAGTTGGGCTGGAAGGAGATCGATTACCTCTGCCGCCAGGTCAACGCGGGCATCGGCGGGGTCAGGTTCGAGGGCCGACCCGTCTACCGGATCACGTTGCCGACCGGGGGGACGATCCAGCTTCGTTCGGCGGATAATCCCGACTCGCTCCGTGGTGCCACGCTCGACGGGGTCGTGTTCGACGAGGCCGCTCAGGCCAAACCCGCCGCTTGGCCGACGCTGGAGCCGACGCTCGCGATCCGGGACGGGTGGGCGCTGTTCATCTCCACCCCGCGGGGACTGAACTGGTTCCACGCCCTGTACCAGGAGGCCGCGGAGCTCGATGAATGGGAACGGTGGCAGCTGCCCTCCGCATCGTCGCCATTCATGCGTCCGACCGTCCTGGAAGCGGCTCGCAAACGCCAAGGAAGCCTGTATTTCTCCCAGGAATACGGTGCGGAGTTCATCTCGAGCGGATCCGGGGTGTTCCGGGCCGACTGGGTCCGGCACTATTTCACTCGGTTCGACGGGGATGATCGGATCTACATGCTCGGCGAGGATTCGGTGCCCGCGTCGGCTTGCGGGACGTTCCACACGGTTGACCTCGCCTGGTCCCAAGCCGAAGGCGCCGACTACACCGTCATCTCGACCTGGGCGGTGACCCCGAAACGCCACATCCTGCTTCTGGACGTGGATCGCAACCACTACGAAGGTCCAGATATCGTCCCGAGGCTCCGCCACGCCTACCAGAAGTACGGCGGCTATTTCGCGATCGAGAAGGCCACGAAACAGTTGGGGATCATCCAGGAGGCTGAGCGCCAAGGCATCCCGCTGCGGGTGGTGAAGGCTGATAAGGACAAAGAAGCCCGTGCGCTGCCTGCATCTGCGGCAATGGAGTCCGGGCGGGTTTGGTTCCCGATCGCATCCGTGCCCTGGTATCGGGATATCGAGGACGAGATGTTGAGCTTCCCCGCCGGCAAGCACGACGACTTCGTGGATACGCTGGCTTATGCAGTGTTGGAAGTTGGACACCGCTCGCCATACGAGGACCGCGGTCTTGAAACGTTCTAGCCAGGAGGTGCTGTGAGCGACACGAAGCGCCGATTCTGGCACCGGAAGTCCAATCCGAACCCCACCGTGACCGCATCTCCGCAGCTGATTGAGGTCCTGCGTCTCTTCGACGGCACGGCGGGCAGTTACGCCTCGATCTACCGCAAGCTCGCGCCAGTCCGCACGGTGGTCGACTTCCTCGCCGATGCGGTGTCCTCGACGAGTCTCAAGGTTTACAACCGCGGCGCCAAAGGCCGCCCAGAGGCCCGGAACCACCCATATTCGAGGCTCCTACGCTCCCCGAACCCCGAGATGACCCAGAAACGGCTGATTTCCGACGTCGTTCATGATCTCGCGCTGTATGCGAACGCCTACTGGTGGAAGATGGAGCGCGGCGGCACTCGCTGGGTCGTTCCGATCCCGCCGGTCCGTGTCGTTCCTCGCGGCGGCAACTTGCTCTCGGTGTCGGGATACGACGTCTACGGCTTCGAGAGGCCCGAACCGGTACGGATTCCGCGCGAGGAGATGGTGCATTTCCGCCTCTACGACCCGGAAGACCGCAGGATCGGGGATTCCAAGCTCAACGCGCTCCGCACGATCTTGTCCGAAGAGGTCGAAGCGTCGAAGAACCGCTCGGGATTCTGGGCCAACGCTGCGCGGCGCGACGGCATCATCGAGATGGAGAAGGACGCGCCGGTCCTGTCCGATGAGGCGCGGAAACGCTTCCGTGAGGACTGGCAGAACGCCCACGCCGGCGCGATGAACGCCGGGAAGACCGTTCTCCTTGAGGGCGGGATGCATTGGAACGCGGATTCGTTCTCCCCGAAGGACTCCGCGTTCCTCGAGGGGCGGTTGTTCGTCCTGGAAGCCACCGCGCGGGTGTTCAACGTCCCGCTCCCGCTCCTCGGGTTGACGGAGACGGCGACATACGCGAGCCAGAAGGAGTTCCACAAGGCGCTTTACCAGGACACCCTTCCCCCGTGGTACGAGACGATCCAGTCCGAGCTCGACCTGCAACTGAAACCCTGGTTCACCGACGACGAGGACATCTATACCGAGTTCGATCCCGACTCGAAGCTCTGGGGCGACCCGATCGAGCGGGCAGGGGTGCTGATCCAGACGATCGGCCGCCCCTACATGACGGTGGAGGAGGGTCGTGCGCTCGAGAACCTGCCCGACCGCGGAGACGGAACCGACGCTGAGTTGGCGATCCCGGTCAACAACATCCAACTAGGCTCGACGCCGCCTCCTCCGCCCGAACTCCCTGCACCCCAGCTGCAGGCCGCATCTCTTGCCGTGGAGGCGTTCCGGGAGCGGCAATATCGCTCCGTCAAGTCCCGTCTCGGCGCCGGCGGGGACTTCGACCGCCAGCGGTGGAACCGGGAGCTCACCGCGGTCCTCGCCACCCAAGGCGTGCCGCATCCCGAGCTCGTCGCCGACGGGCTGAACGCGCAGCTGGAGGGCGAGATCGAGGAGTTCGGCGTCGACCAGGCGTTCCATCCGCGCCCAGCACTCGAGGGGGTCACATGAGCACGCAGAAGACCTACTCCGCCGACATGAAGGCCAACGGCAACAAAGGTGAGTTCTCCGCGCTCGTCTCGGTCTTCAAGAACGTGGACCTGCAAGGAGACAGGGTGCTCCCCGGTGCGTTCGCGGACTCCCTCGCCGCGTGGCGGAAGTCGGGCGACCCCGTACCTCTAGTTTTCAGCCATGACTGGGGGAATCCGTTCCACCACATCGGGATCGCCGACCCGAACGACGTGACCGAGACGGAACAGGGTCTCCTCGTCAAGGGCCGTCTGGACGTAGACGACAACCCCACGGCTGCGCAGGTCCACAAGCTGATGAAGCGCCGGAGCCTCAAGGAGTTCTCGTTCAGCTACGACATCCAGGACGAAGGACCATCCAAGGATGTCAAAGGTGCGAACGACCTCCGCAAGATTCACCTGATCGAAGCGGGTCCGACGCTCAAGGGCGCGAACCCCGAGACGCAGCTTCTCGCCGTCAAGTCGATGCTCGGTGACGACGAGTTCCATCGCGCCATCGCCGCGCTCACAGACCCGGAGGCCAAGGCCGGCCGGGCCATCTCACGTTCCAACGCCACGCGCCTGCTCGCTGCGCGTGACTTGATCGACGAACTCTTGTCCCTCGCTGAGGGTGAGAGTTCTGGGGTCGAAGAGGAAGCCAAGACCGACGAGCCAGAGGCCAAGGTCGACGAGCGTCCCTCTGTGGTGGCCCTCCGCGAGCGTATCGCCGCACTAGCGGCAGGAGGATAGTGATGTCAGATCTCTTGCAGTTTATGAACGCCCAGCGCCAGAAGGCGTTGGACGAGGCACGCATCATCACCGACAAGGCGGATGCGGAGGGACGCGACCTCACGCCGGAGGAGTCGGAGCAAGCGAACGCGCTCGTGAAGGAAGCCGAAGGGTGGGTACGCAAGGCCATTGGTGAGCGCGAGAAGGTCGATCTCGGCGAGAAGATGAAGGGTCTCGGTTCTCCGGTGTTCGGAGAGATCACGGCTGAGGAGCCGCTGGACTCGCTCGCCACCGCGAGGGACGTCGGTTCCTACTTCGTGCGTTCGGGGCTGTTCAAGGCTCTGAGCCACAAGAAGAAGGACGGCACCCTCGGCAAGCAGTTCCGCTCGGAGTCCATCGAGATCCCGGACCGGGTGTGGCAGGCCACGCGACGTGGCAAGGCCAGCCCAGTCCTGGAGTCGGGCATGGACGACGCTGCGGGCGACGTGTTCGGTTCCTACAGCGGTGCCACGGCGGGGATCCTGAACACGCTGCTCGCGGGGCTCGCGCCCCCGGTACTGCTGCGTCCCGCACTCGGGGACCTGATCCCCACGATCACCGTGACCACGGGCAACTCGGTCACGTACCCCGTCTATTCGCGGGCAGGCGTCAACCTGTCCGGGACGAGCGGTGAGGTGGGTTCGCCCGCCATCATGGGGTCCACGGCAGAGGGTGCGACGAAGCACGCGATGAGTTACGACGCATCGACGGTCACCAAGATCCTGTTCAAGCTGGCGGCCTACATCAAGGTCTCGGAGGAGTTGCTGGAGGACGCGCCCGGTATGGCCTCGTTCATCAACGCCGACCTGCCCTTGCAGGTCCGTCAGGCCGAGGAGGTCTACCTGGCCTCGGTGCTCTACGCGGGTTCGATCACTGCAGACGGGACCGGAGTCAGTGGGACGAACGCCTGGGACGCGATCCTGGACGCGGAGAACACGGTGCAACTCGCCGGGTTCGAGCCCAACGGCATGGTGATCCACCCGACGGACTGGGCATCGCTGCGCGCGATCACCGGCGGGACGTCCACCGGATACATCGGTGGCGGACCCTTCGGTGGCACCGGCACCCCGTGGGGCGTCGGTCGCGTCGTCGTGACGCCGGCCGCAACGTCGGGGACGGCGCTCGTGGGTGACTTCACCTCGGGCGCGAAGATCTACCGCAAGGGTGGCCTGTCGGTGGACAGCACGAACTCGGACCAGGACGACTTCGTCCGCAACTTGGTCACGATCCGTGCTGAGGAGCGTCTGGTGTGCGGTGTCTCGTACACAGGGGCGTTCTGCGAAGCGACCGTCACGGTCGGGTCGTAGCAACGAAACAGGGGCGAGGTCGGCGATGACCTCGCCCCTGTGCTCCATCTCGATCATGGCCCACGAGGGCCGTGCGGAGCTCGTCCCCGCGCTGCAGGAGCAACTCGGCGGCGCTCCGGTGGCGTGGGACCCCAAGGGATTCCGTCCGCGGGAGGAATCGGTCTGGGAGGTGCGGCGTCTCGCGCTCGAGCTCAGGGACCCACAGGCGGCATTCCACCTGGTCGTTCAGGACGACGCCGTGGTGGGAGACAACTTCGCGGATCGTCTCGCCGCGCTACTCGAAGACGACCAGAAGGCGTACTGCCTCTACTACCGCCACAAGAACCACAAGCACAACGGCGAGATGATCGCCGCCGCGGAGGCGGGGCGCGCCAAAGGTGGGTTCACGTACCGGCGCATGATGTGGGGTGTTGGCATGGTGCTCCCGTCGTGGCTGATCTCCGACCTGATCGCCTACTGCGATGCGCTCACGGACGTGAAACAGGACGACGTGCGGATCCGCTACTTCCTGCGGGAGCGAGGCGTCAAGACGTTCTACCCGCTCCCGTCGCTGATCTCGCACCGCAAGGAGCTCATGGGGCGGAACGGTCTGAACAGGGGACGGGTGGCGAAGTGGTTCGAGTGACGTGAGCGGCCCCGTCGGATTCTTCAGTCGCCAACCCCATTGGATCGACCACCTGGCGCCTGTCTACAAGGCGTTGAAGCCCGCGGAGCGTGGCCCGTTCTACGTCTGGCCGAACCTCCTCGAGCACGCGAAGACCCGCGGTATCAAGGCCGAGGTGCTGCCGTCATTCCCGACGTGGGGTCCCTACACCGTGGTCGCGGGGGAAGCCGACCGGGGGTTCGTGAGCCACGGCAAGGTGATCCGCTTCGAGCACGGCGCGGGGTTCAGCTTCGGTGCGGGGATGTCGCAGCGGTTCGACCGTCACCCGTCCTACGCCGGCGGGACGGGCCAGCAGAACGTGGGGATGTTCCTGAACCCGAACCGCTGGGCGAACGACCGCTGGAAGCTCTACTACCCGCAGGTCCCGTGCGAAATCGTCGGCTCTCCGAAGATGGACCGGCTCGCGCTGATACCGAAGCCCGACAACCCGATCCCCGTGGTGGCGCTGACGTGGCATTGGGACGCGATCGCCTGCCCGGAGACGCGCTCGGCGTTCAAGCACTACCGCAACCTCTCCGACGAGTTCCTGGAACGCACGGACGTCCGCATCATCGGCCACTGTCATCCGAAGGGCCGCAAGATGATGCAGCCGTGGTTCGAGGACAAGGGCATCGAGTTCTTCGAGGACATCGAGGACGTTTACGCCCTGGCCGACGTGTGGGTGAACGATGCATCTTCGACGATCTATGAAGCCGCGGCGCTCGGCAAGCCGGTCGTGGTGCTGAACGCGCCGTGGTATCGCAGGGAGATCCATCACGGCCTACGGTTCTGGGAAGGCGCGGATATCGGGCCGAACGTGTGGAATCCGCGACTGCTGAACGCCGCCGTCGACATCGTGCTGGACGAGCCCGCGGAGCTTCGCGCCCATCGTGAGCGGATCGCGGCAGAGGTGTTCCCCTACATCGGCACCGCTTCCAAGCGGGCCGCAGACTGCATCCGAGGATTGGTGGAGGGCTCATGGCAGACGAACTCGCCGATATCCGTAAGCGCATAGCCGCCGCCGAACTCGACGACCTGAACACGCTCGAAGAGGTCGAGGGCGAAGAGGAGATCGGCCGCGGGAAGTACGTCATCTCCGTCGAGCGCAAGAAGGTCCGCCGCGACAAGAACGGGCGGATAGTGGCGGTCATCGCGAAAGACTCCGGGACGTTCTTCACCCGCGATGAGGACGGACTCATCTCCGGGTTCACCGTGATCGAGGAGACGGAAGAGGACTAGTGGCCTTCCAGGCCGATGCTTTCCAGGCCGATGCTTTCCAGGTCGGGGGTGTCGCGCCGCAACCCGAATCCGACATCGACCACGTCGAGTTCGTGCTGTTCATGGTCTTCGGCCCGATCCGTCAGACGATGCCCGCATTCACCCAACACCTCGAAGCGAACGTGAACGACGACGAACTCGTCCTGTTACTTATCTGAGGAGGCTCGATGGCTGCATCGGTGACCCATACCAAGGTGAGCACGGTCCCTGATGGGCCGGATACTGACCTCATCAGGCCAGGTGACTGGAACGCAACGCATACGGTGTCGATCTCCGCATCAGACGTCGGCGCGGAGCCTGCGGGGACGGTCGCGAACCACACCGGGGACACCTCCGCCGCTCATGCCGCATCCGCGGTGTCGGCCGACTCCACCACCCTCGTCGGGACTGGCACGGACGTTCAAGCTGTCCTCGAGGAGCTGGACAACGGGATCGCGGACCATATCGGAGACACGTCTGCCGCTCACGCGGCCTCGGCTATCTCCGCGGACTCGACGACGCTCGTGGGCACGGGGACCGACGTGCAGGCCGTGCTGGAGGAGCTAGACAACGCCATCGCGACCGGGCTCCTACCGCAGTTCATCCCGGTGACGTTCTCCAAGCAGGGGACCGTCGCCGTCACGACGGAAGCCGCCGTGATGCGCTGGTACAACGACAGCGGACGGGCGCTCACGATCGACAGCGTCAGAGCTTCGGTGAACACCGCCCCCACAGGTGCGTCGCTGATCGTGGACGTGAACTACGACGGCACCACGATCTACACCACGGGACCGGGCACGAACCGCCCGACCATCACGGCGACGAACTTCACCGCCGAGCAGGGCGGAGCACCAGATGTGACCTCGGTCGCAGACGGTCATTACCTCTCGGTGAACGTGGATGCCGTGGGATCCACGATTCCAGGAAGCGACCTAACGGTTCAGGTCTGGCTGCGGGGCTGAGTCGTGGCTATCGCGTTCTCGGAACTGACGACCGGCACGGATGCCACCGACCGTACTACGTACACCACAGCATCGGTCACGTTGACGGCAGGGCGGCTGTACCTGTTGAGCGTGTGCTTCAACCCGAACAGCGTGACGGTATCAGCAACGACCACAGGGGCCGCGATCACGTTCGATCAGGTCACCAACGTGGGCAACGCCGTCGGTCACAACGTGAAGATCATGCGTGCCCTTCCCACCTCAACGGTGACGGACACTATCGACATCAACGTCGCGACAGGTACGGGCTGTATCTGGCATCTCATCGAGGTGACGGGCATGGACGCATCGGGCAGCAACGGTGCCGGAGCGATCGTGCAGACCGCCACGGTCGCGCTGGGAACCGCTGCCACCTCCGTCACCAAATCGTTCACCACCGTAGCATCAGTGGTCGCTGGTGATGCCAGATTCACGGCGGCGGGTGTGGCGCTGAACAGTGCCGTGACCGTGACGTCCAACGACGCCGACGCCAATGGTGTCTGGGATGCGATGGGCACGTCTCGCGGCCACGCCTCACCGAACACGGCGGCGCGCGTCGCCTGGGACAGCGATCCGGACACGACCGACATCACGGCGACGTGGACACACTCTAGCGCGCGGTCCACTTTAGCCATGGTGGAACTGAAGGCGTCTTCCGGTGACACGGAGTTCGTAGGGAGTATCCCGATATGACCTTAACCAGACCTAGTCCAGGAGACCCGCTCTCCTCATCCAACGGGAAACCCTCGACGCAGATCCTCGATGAGGCGTTCGACCTCGTCGATGCTCACGAGCAAGCCCTCGAAGGTCCCGTCTTCACGAATGCCTCCGCGCAGACGGCGGTATTGGCGGAAACGCTTATCAATGATGGCACCGCTGGTTCCATCAACCCCGGAAGCTGGACGGCCACTGGGGTCCAGGCGGGGACGGGGCAGGGGTTCAAGAACGTCAGTGGTCGGACGTATTGGGACAGCGGGAAGATGGGTCTCGGTGAAGGATTCACGTCCTTTCAGGAGAGTCAGTTCAACTATGCGCTGCTCGACTTCGCGACTCCCGTCCAGGTCGGAACGCAGGCGGTGCTGAAGATCACGCTCGCTTATCAACCGACGGGAACCCAACCAGGGCCGCGGTTCCCGAGCGAGGTATTCGAGGTCGTAGCTTCAGACGGAGCCACGTTGAGCGGGACCGTCGTGAGGACCCCGTTGCCGATCATGCTGATGTCGACGTTCTACGACGTGTATCTGCTCACTCAGGGCCTCACGTCTGTGGCGTGCGTCGGTGTCAGGCAGATAGATTCTGTCCCATATCCAGACGCATCAGAGACGATGAGCTTCTGGTTCGATTCGATCGCTTGGGCAACGGCTACCGAACTCGATGTGGCGAAGGCTTCTACCACGTCGTCCACGGTGCTGGTTCCTGCGAACTACGTTCCCGGTGTGGCGCAGCGCAGGGTAGAGACCCCGTCGCGGACCGCTAAGCTCGACCTGCGTCCGGGCGAGGTGACCCTCAGCGGATTCGACGGGGTCCGTCGCCTCCGCGACTGGGAGACCGGTGCAGACGTGGAGCAGGGCGGAGCAGCAGACTACGTCATCGACCAAGCGATCCGGGACCTGCAAGAAGGCGAAACCTTGCAGTTCACCAGGGGCGCGAAGTACGACCTCGCGAGTGTCACCATCCGGAACAAGAAGAACATCACGATCGACGGCAACGGTGCGACGTTTTACCACCTCGGCTCTACGGGCGGAATGTGGATCTTGGAGCATGTCAACGACTGCACGTTCCGCAACATGCGCCTGGTGTTCACTCACGCCAACTACGGTACGGGTGTTCTTCCGGGCTCGAACCTCGTCGATATCGGGCTGGTCGGTACCGCTGCTGTGGTGACGTCCACGATGACGCTCACGGGTGGGGCGATGGCGACGACCCCTGAGCCCGCTTGGCAGGCTGAGGACGAGGATGGATTCATACGGGCGGATTTCACGCTCTCTACAACTGCGTCAACATCGCTGCAATGTTTCATCGAGCTTGGGCAATCCTCGGTAGCGCCTCCAACGACGTTCACCTACGACGCATGGGGAGGCAAGCCCGCAGGTTCCTACTACTACTGGATGACATACGTCTATGCCGATGGGCGTGAGTCTGGATTGTCTCGTCCGGCGCGGGCAGCGGTACCGACCACATGGGGTCGGGTCCACATGGCTCTCCCCGTCCCAACGACGCCTATCCAAGGAACGCCGATCATCGCCAAGCGGATCTACTGCGGGACGTCCGCTAACTCAGCGAACGCGGGAGTGCCGATCGCGGAAGTTCCCGTCTACTGGACGAGCTTCGTGGACAACACGGCAACCACCGCTGTCCCCACCTACGCTTTGACCCTGCCCGGTGCGGTCGATGCTGCGGGCAGCTTGACCCCGACCACCTATGCCTACTACGTGACTCAGGTCGATACCACCACCGGCCGCGAACGGGCTGTCGACCCCCAGGGTCTTGTGAAGACCAATATCCACGGTCGACGCCTCGTTACGGTCGTCAATGGTGGTGCGACCCTCACCCTCCCGTCGTGGACCGGAGTGTCGAAGATGCGGATCTACCGAACCATCTCCGGCTCCGCGAAGGAACACTGGACGGCGGGATTCATCGCCGAACTATCTGCGGGGGAGGCTACGTTCACGGATACGGGGGTAGCTGCGGACCTATCCCAGGCTCCGCCGTTCTGGCCGGTGAATGCGGAGATCCCCGAAGACGCTATCGCTCCCAGTCTGCCGAGTGTGCGATTGACGCTCACCACCACGCCGACCACCTATACGGTGAAGATGCGCCCGAACGAGCGGACCAAAGAGGAGATGCTGAACTGGCGGATCGGGCAAGTGAATGGAACTACCGCCACGATCACCATCCACAACTGGACGGACTACACGGGGCAACGCCGTACCGGCAACTCGCAGTTGTATGGCGGGGTCGACCGCCGAGACAACCAGCATGGGTTCGCTATCACTGAGGGGCCGAGTTCGGGGAACGTCTTCGAGAACATCGACATCCAGAAACCTCTGGGTGATGGCTTCTTCTTCCAGGCGGGTCAGGCGGGGATGAAGAACCACACGAACACCATCCGCGACTGCAACGTGTTCGCCAACGGCCGTCAGGGTTTGTCGCTCATGTCGGGCGGTCCTTGGCTCATCGAGCGTTCGCGGTTCGCGGCTTGCGGGGGGCAAGGCATCGACGTTGAATGGGAATATGCCGACCGCGGCGAACTGGTCCTGAACGATGTCGAGTTCGTATCTCCGAAGGTGTCACACATCGCCATCCAGGACGTCATATTCGGCATCAAGATGCGGAACGTCCGATGCAGCACGCGTTATAACCAACAGGGCATCGTGTCTATCGTCGGAGCAGGGATCGAGATCGTCGACTGCGACTTCGGCTTCATCCAGACCACGCTCACAGGTACGCGAGTGTTCATCGACGGGCTGGTTGCAGGCAAGCTCACGGTCACGGGCTCCTCGACGTTGCAGACATTCGGTGGTGGTTGGCAAGGACGGGGAGGCAGCATCATCCGGCATGTTCGGCTGACGCCGACGCTCGGTGTGGATGAGCCGCTCAATGTGTCGATGCCCAACTGCACGATCTCCGACATCACCACCGCCTATCCCTTCGATGCGTTCCCTGTCCAGTTCACAACCGCGCCCGATAGCTCAGGGCCGTTCCAGATCGCTGAGCTTGCGACGGTTGCACGGAGTCAGACCGACCGCGCGATGCAGCCGAACGAGGGACCTCAATCGAACATCCTGCTTGATCCCGGTCCGTGGAAGACTCGCTACCCGCAGACATGGAAGGGCACGATCCTCGCGGAAGATGCCTGGTTCCCAACCGGGCTGGACCTCAAGAGCGAACCGACCAAGAACGTCCGGGCGGTATCGTCCACGTCTACCGCTGGGAATAATCTCAGAGGGTCAGCGGTGGTGGCGGCGGGTGCGCTCACCATGACGGTTCCATTTCCCACTAGGGCATACCCAGACCTCACGTTCATCTCCGCCGCAGCGAGCGCCGGAACAGGGACGTTGAACGGAACGGTGTTCTGGGCCGTGGCCTCTCGGCGAACGACCGGAGGACCACGGCCAGCGATCGCCACCACATCGGTCGCGCTTGTCGCCCCGACGAACGCTTCCCTCCAACTCGGGAACTTCCTCACCAGTGACACCTTCCTGGAGGGGTTCACGCTCTACCGGGGTGCAGCCTCGGGCGTCTACACCACGCGCTACGACGTGTTCCCGTACCGACCCATCTTCTCGATGAATGTTTCCAACACGGGTGGTCGACGCACGGTTATCGACCGGGGTACTGAACTGCGTCTGGCGTGGACCGGCCATCCCATCTCGGGATACACGCAGATCCTCACCCCAACACCCTCGGCCTCACACGCCGACTGGGACGGGTCGAAGTGGCTCCATTCGACCGACCAAACCGGATGGGAACCCGATACGGCCTACACGGTGGTGCCCGTCGCGAGTTGGGACACGACCGTCGCCGTGACCGCGAAGCGGATGAATGGGTTCGACGTTCACTTCGGCGTAGCGTGCCCGGTCGGTGGCGGGACGCTGGACTGGTTGCTCATCCGCTAGGAAGGGATCGCATGAGCGTCAAACGCTACGCACAGGTGGATATCAACAACGTCGCGCTGACGAGCCACCCCGTCCACTACGTCTGCACGACCACCGCCGAACTGCCGACCTCGGGCCTCAAGCTCGGAGATACCGCACTCGCGCTGGACACGAACATCCAATACAAGGCAGCATCTGCGACGACCTGGACGGTTTCGGGGGGTGGGGGTGGCGGGACACCTGCGACCACCGTGACGAGCGGTGTTGCCTATGGGCAGTCCCCCGTCGTCGGCGTGGACACGGACTACGCCCGCGAGGATCACGCACACGGCTCGGTGGCTCATGACTCCCACACCCTGCTCTCCGGCGTCACGGTCGATCAGCACCACGCCGACGTCCACACATCCGCCAAGCACTCGGGCGGGATCGTCCAGGTACAGGACGAAGGGGTAACTCTTGGCCTAGCGACGACCTTCAACTTCGTCGGCACCGACGTGCAGGTGTCATTGGCGGGGACGGTGGCAACGGTATCGTTCCCGTTCGTTCCCTCAAGTCCATTCGGCCCACTCGCAGGCGCCCAGTCCGTGCGCGACGGTGCAGGGCCACGCACCGTCGCCTCACCCGGCGGGGGCGTGTCGTTCAACTCGGCGTCGAACATCCAGACGCTCATCGACGGGAACCCTGCCAACACGATCTTCGTCGCCTCGGGCGCCGGGACCTACACCAACTTCCGAAACCTGAGCATCACCTCCGATCATCCGAGGTTCTGGTTCCCCGGCGCGGCCTCTTCGTACAACATCACGGGAGCCGGTAGCATCTTTGGCTTCGACGGTGTGGGTGGTCTTGAAGTACGCGGTGGAACATGGAGCGGCTACGGGGTCCAGGGAGCCGGGCCTAAGTGGGCCACCCCTATCCACGCGGCAGGCGGCGTGACCCAGTCTGTCATAGAGGACGCGATCCTCACAGGCAACGAGATCGGCGTGACGCTGCACGGAGACAACCTGAGCCATATGGGGACCAGGGTCTCGCATTGTACGATGTCGAACAACTTCCGCTATGGCTGCAACGGTGGAGGCAACGCTACCCCTGCGGTCGGGCCGGTAGGGACGATCGGGAACATCCTCGAATACTGCATCATCGACAACAACAACCTCGGCGGTCGTGCCCAGATCGCGTCCCCGTCCTACAACCCCGGCGGCGATGCGAGCGCAACGAAGTTCGTCCTCACCGCCGGGGACATCGCTCGATACAACTGGGTCAAGAACAACTACGGCTTCGGGCTGTGGTGGGACACCGGGGTGTCGAACCTCTCGGTTCACGACAACGTGTGCGAGAACAACACGCTGGCGGACATCTTCTTGGAGGTCGTGTACGGCGGGACCATCTGCGAACACAACTACTGCATCAACACCGGGCTCGCAGACCCGACCTCGCCACCTTCCTATGGGGGCGTGAACAACCCATACAACAACGCGGCCGTCCTCGTCTCCTGTGCAGCGGCCGATGGGACCTCGACCGGAGCTTTCCCTGGACCGAACATCACGAGTGAGGTGCGTTACAACGACCTCGACTGCTCGAACCGTGCCAACGGGGTCGCCCTGATCGACGGCACCTGGCACCCCGAGGCTGCGACCCGCAACTGGTACGTGCACCACAACCGCATCTATGAGCGCGGCTCGGTGGCGCAGGCACCTCGAAGCGGTCTGTACGACGTGAGCAACCGGAACCTCATCACGGCCCCGGCAGCCAATAATCACTTCGATTTCAACGAGTATCACGTCGCGACGGTCGGATCGACGTACTACATCGCTGACAGCACCATGACCCTCGCGCAGTTCCGCTCGGCGGGACATGAGGCGTTCGGGACCGAAGTGGTGGTCTAGCTATGGCCTGCCCGTGACGCTTCTCGGGGTCTCCGCCGCGAACACCGCCGGCGTGGTCGTCAACCGTTCCTGCGGGTCGGGCTACATCATCGCCTGCGAAGAAGCCAAGGTCACCACGGACTCGGGACAGACGTTCGTCTTCGGTGCGGACCGTCGCCATTACGACGACATCACGGACTCGTGGCCCCCCAACGCGGATAACGTGTTCGGGCGGCTCTCGGGTCATGCCACGGCGGACTTCGAGATGCAACGCTTGCCGGTGATGTCATCCAAGTACGCGGGTGCGACGTGGGCGCAGGTCGGGGCCGCAGCGTCGGGGACGATCTACAACAACATCGTCACCCGCGGGAACGCGATCAAGACGTGGCAGGACTCTCACATCGGTCAAGGACGCTTCGGTTGCACGTTCGCTTGGACGTTCCACCACGAGCCGAACAACGACTCGGGTGGGGCTGGGATGTTGGTCACGGACTGGCAGGCCGCGATCCAGAACATCGTCACGATCTGGCAGGGACTCGGCGTGCGGTTCTGGAACGGAACCACCGTCCCGGAGGGCATCATCCTGTCGATCAACCTCATCTCGGGAGAAACCTCGGGAGGTTACGAGGACGACTGGGATACATGGTGGCCGCCGGGTCATACGTGGCTGAACGCGAACATGATCTGTGCCGCTGGTGATGGATACAACAACGGCGCGGTGATGAAGCCGCTGTCCTACATCTTCCAGACGTTCAAGTCTTGGACGGATGCGAAACGGACATCCCAAGCCGCCGCGGGCAAGATGTTCCTCGCTGCGATTTGGGAGACAGGGTGTCAGGCGAACTCGTTCTACACCACGTCACACGCGACGTGGACTGCTACTGGACTCGCGCCGACGAAGTTCAACTGGTTCCAGAACATGGCCGACTACATCCAGACGTCCTGGCCACTTCTGCATCATCTGTGCTACTGGGACTCGACCGTCACGATGATCTGGACGATCGACACGACTCAGAACGACTGGGACGGGTTCGTCGCCATCTCTCAGAATGCAGCATGGGGTGCTACGGGCATCGTCTGGGACTCAACCGACGTCGTCTGGGATGACCCGGTAGCAACGTGGGACGGCGGCGGGGTCCTCACGGTCCTCCCGGCGTTCCAGAACGACGCTTTCCAGACGGACACGTTCCAATCCGAACCGCTGAACGTCGTCTCCGCGGTTATCGCGCAGACGATGCCCGGGTTCACCCAGACGGCCTCGGCACTCGCGGCCTATCTTGCGGAGATCGCGCAGGAACTCGGCGCGTTCACGCAGTCCGCGGACGCCACGGTCTCGGTCCCCGCCTCCGCCTCCCAAACCCTCGGGGCGTTCACGCAGTCTGGCACCGTCGACATGCTCGTGCGCGGGATCATCGGAAGCCGTGTCACGACGTTCCAGGAAGACGCTTTCCAGGAAGACGCCTTCCAGACGGCACCCGACGTCGCGCACATCATGCCGGCGTTCACCCAGCTACTCGTCGGCTCGATCGTCCCGCACGACACCGTCGGTGGACGCATCGACCAGGTCGTTCCCGGATTCACCCAGGCCGCGGACGCGACGCTCGAGATCACCGTCGTCATCGCGCAGTCGATCCCGGCGTTCACCCAGGCCGCGGCGATCTATCTCAACCCCACGGGCGCGATCACCCAGACGGCTCCCGCCTTCGCACAGGCGGCGCTCGGGCTCATCACCACCACGGCCGTCGGGGACATCGAGCAGACGATGCCGATGTTCACCCAGTCCCTGCGGGCAGAGCTCATCCGCTGGGACGAATGGCCTGTCGGTTCTGGGGACGAATGGCTGGTCGGGTCCGGCGAAGAATGGCTGGTCCGCCAGCCTTAGTGAAGGAGGCAAGGTGAAGATCCCAACCGCAACACGCAACGCGGCCTGTCAGTCGCTCGTGTCTTTGCTGGACGCAGGTTCAGGTCCCGGCTACCTGGAGATTCGCACGGGCTCCGGTCCTGCAACCCCCAACGATGCCGCGAATGGCACGCTGCTCGCGACCGTCGTCCTCGCGGACCCGTCGTTCGACACCGCAGGCACCACGGGCGCCGGTATCGCGGTGGCCGATTCCATCGCCGTCGTCCAGGGTGTCGGCAACGGTGACGCCGGCTGGTTCCGCGCCTACGACTCCGACGACAACGCCGTCGAGGACGGGACGTGCTCAGCGTCCGGTGACGGGGGAGAGCTTGAGTTGAACACCGTGACGATTTCTGTGGGCGTAGACGTGGCCGTGACCGGCTGGTCGATCGTGATGCCGGAGTCCTGATGACGGTTCCGTTCATCAGCAGTGCGGATCTTTCGGACCAGCTGGGTCAGGACGTCACGTCCTCGGACCTCGCGATCATCGCCATCGACTCGGCGTGCGAGATCGTCCGCTCCTACCTCGACCAGTACCTGAACCTCGTTGAATCGGACGAGGTGACGCTGGATGGGACGGGGACCTATTCCCTGCTGCTCCCGCAGCGACCCGTCGTCGCGGTGAACTCCGTCGAGATCGCAGACGAGGCCGACCCGGAGTTCTACCTGGACGATGCGGGGATCCTGTACCGCACGGACGGGGTCGTGTGGACGAAGGGCCACGGGAACGTCACGGTCGACTACGACCACGGGTACGCATTCCACGAGTCCGACGTGGACGGAGCCCGCAGGATGCCGTCTGACATCCGCAGGGTGGCGCTGGAGCTCGCCTCGCGTATCTGGGTCTCCCAGGGCACGCAGACGGGCCAGGTGGAGTCGGAGACGATCGGAAGCTACTCCTACACGAACGCCCCCGGCTCTTCAGGAGGCGCCAGCGCGCTCCTGGACGAGGAGCGAATCACCCTGGACCACTACCTTTCGCACAGGCGCCCGTGAGTTTCACGAGCCTCCTGATCGACTCGGTGACGGTCTTCAACCTCGTGGAGGGTGCAGGGGACCGCTACGGTGACCCGACGGAGACGTTCGGGGCCGGCGTGGTGGTTTCAGGGCGTCTGGAGCAGACCGAGCAGAGGGAGTTCCTGAACGACCGCGATACCCGCGTCTCGGACTTCCGCCTGTTCCTGCCGGCGGCCACTGTCATCACCGCCACGTCCGAGGTCGTGATCGAGGGGGATAGGTTCCGGGTGAACGGCGACCCAGCAGTCGTCCAAGATTCCGCGGGACCGCACCACCTCGAAGTGATGCTGGAGAGGATCGAGGCTGGATGACGACCACCATCCTGTTCGTTCCGAATCCTCTCGGGGTGGCGCAGATCGATGAGACGATCGAGATGTCCCGAGCCATGACGGAGATCGCGACGGCGGTGGAGACCGTCGCCAGGGTCATCGCGCCGCACCGCACGGGTGCCTATGCCGCGTCGATCCACGTCGAGCAGGCGATGGAGGACGGGAAGGCCATCGCCAACGTCGTCGCGGACGTCCCCTACGCCGTGTTCGTGGAGTTCGGCACCGCGGATACCCCGACGTTCGCCCCGCTCCGCAGGGCAGCCGAATCGGTGGGGGTCCTGTGATCGACTATCAGACGTTCGTCGATGCTGAGCGTTACGTGGGCGAGGCGCTGCGGACTGCCGGGACGGGTGCGGGGACGCGGGTGTATTCCTCGATCCCCAAGTCCCCGACGTGGCCGCTCATCACCCTGCAACGCATCGGCGGGCTTCCCGTGGACAAGCACCGCGTCGACCGAGCCTCACTCCAGATCGCGGTATGGGGGAACACGAAGGCCGAGGCTCACGACATCGCACAAGAAGCGCGTGTCGCGATCCTGCGGATGGAAGGCACCACTCCGAACGGTGCCGTCATCGCTGGGGTCACAGACACGCTCGGTATGACGTGGCAGCCCGACAATGTGACTGAACGTGACCGCTACATCTTCGGGATGACGCTCACGCTGCATCCCGCATAAGTCCCCGAGCTATCCGATGCTCGGGTCCCCTACGCCGCGTCCGAGCGGCAAGGAGGTTCCACGATGGCGAACGACGCATCAGAAGTCTTCGTGGCCGCGAACGGCCACATCTACGTAGGCGCCACGAGCGCGACCGCACCGACGGACGCCACATCGTCGGCAGGGGCCGGCTGGTCGGACCTCGGGTACTGCACCGAGGACGGCGTGTCGCTTGCCCCTGGGCAGACCGTGACCGACGTGATGGTCTGGCAGGAGTTCTACCCGCTCAAGCGGATCCCGACGGCAAAGTCATTCGAGGTCAGTTTCACGCTCGCGCAGCTGAACTCAGAAACGCTGGCCCTGGCCCTCGGTGGTGGTGTGACCACTGGCAGCGGCGGGACATACGAGTTCACCCCGGCCTCGGCGCAGACGCTGGACGAGCGATCCATGATAATCGACGTGATCGACGGGACGCGGATCTACCGCTTCTACATCCCGACCGGGATCGTCATCAACCTCGGTCAGATCACGTTCAACCGCCAGAGCATCGTGAATCTGCCGGTGACGTTCGGCGCCACGGCTTCGGGCACGGCGGATCCGTTCTCGGTCTTCATCGAGGACGACGAGTTCCCGGTCGGCTCTGGCGAGCTCGCCTCATGATCGACCTCGACGCCGCGAAGGCTGCGAGGCGCGAGGCTGCTGGCGAACACCCCGAACCTATCCGATTCGGCGGGGATACGTTCGAGCTCCCCGTCGAACTTCCCTTCGAGGTCGGACACCGTCTGCTGTCCCTGCTCGAGAACATCGCCGCAGGTTCATCGGCTGTCTTCGAGGATGTTATGGGCGTCCTTGAGCCGTTGCTGGGTGAGGGATACCCGGCGTTCATGGCTCACGGGCCGTCCATGCCCGACATCATGGAACTCCTCACCGGCCTACCGAGGGAGTACGGGTTCACAGACATGGGGGAATCGCCGGCCTCGGAGCGTTCGTCGCAGAACGGTTCGAGGCCACAGAAGCCGCGTTCCAAGGAAGCTACGGCATCGACCTGAGCGCCGCACTCTGGGGGCATGAGCCCCTAGGGATGCGGCGCTTACGTGCGTTGCTGATGAACCTTCCCCCGGACTCCGCCGTACATCGGGCGATCCGGGAGCCCACGAAGAAGGAGTTCTCCTCGAGGGAAGACCTCGACCGTCTCGCACGTATGGGGAGGTGAGTCATGCCGGTCAACGCTGGATCCGCGTTCGTGTCCATCGTGCCGGATATGACGAAGTTCGCCACCGGCGTGCAGGCGGGTGTGCAGAAGGCCACCACCGGCATCCAGGGGACCGTCAACAGGTTCAGCCAGGGCATCACGTCCGCGCTCACCTCGCCCTGGACCCTGGCGGGGGTCGCGGTTGCGGGCTTCGCATCGTCCTCGATCAAAGCGTTCCAGGAATCCGAGACGGTTCTCGCGCAACTACGCATCGCGGTGGGCGGAGCGACCGGCGCATACGAGGAGCAGGCGACCGCTCTGCAGAGCCTCACGGGTTTCCAGGACGAGGAGATCCTGGCGGCCGATGCAGCGCTGGCTCGGTTCGACCTCACCGAGTCCCAGATGCGGACCCTCGTTCCGTTGGTGTTGGACTTCGCGCGTGCCACCGGACAAGAAGCTGCTCCCGCCGCGGAGGCCATCGGGAAAGCGCTCCTGGGGAACACCCGCGCGCTCAAGTCGGTGGGCATCGAGTTCACCGCGACCGGTGACCGAGCGGCGGACCTCGCGACGATCATGGGAGCGTTGCAAGACAAGGTCGGCGGTGCTGCCCAGGCGTTCGGCGAGACATCCGCAGGGCAGATGGAGATCTTCCGTGCCCGGCTGAACGACCTGCAAGAGGAGATCGGGCAGTTCCTCATCCCGATATTCGAGAAGCTGGTGCAGGCCGGCAGCGACATCATCACGATCTTCCAATCCCTCGGGGATGTATTGCCGGACACCGGCAGCGGATTGTTCTCCATCGGCAACGCCGTACAGACGCTCTTGACCCCGTTCACGCTGCTGCTCGACTACTCGCACAAGTTCGCTGAACTGCTTGGGGATGTGGAGGTCAAGACCGCCACCTACGCCGGGACGACAGAGGATCTGATCCCGCTCATCGACATGTTCGGTGGGTCGACCCAGACAGCGGCTGAGGCTGCACAGGCGATGGCCGATGCAGAGAAGGAAGCAGCCGATGCCGCGAGAGAACTCACCAAGGATCTCCCCGGTCTCATCGGTGCGGTGCTGAACCTCAAGGACGCGCAGCACGATCTCGCGGAAGCCCAACGTGATTCCTCGACCACGGCTGCGGAGCTCCATGACAAGGAGCTCGCCGTCGTCAACGCTTTCATCAACGTGCGCGGTGAGTTCGGGTCGTTGATCGAGGACTTCAAGACGGGCCAAGCAACGGTCGGCAACGTGCTCGATCAGTTCCGCAAGATGGCGGCCAACGCCGGCCTGTCCCAGGCGCAGATCAAGGACCTGATCGGGGTCGTCCGCAACTACATCGAGGCTCTCCGCGACATCCCCACCGCGGTCACGACACAGGTGAACGTCCAGGGTGGACCGCTCATGCCGGGTTCGCACCAGCAGATGGCGGAGGGCGGGATCGTCAGACGTCCGACGTTCGCGCTGATCGGAGAGTCGGGGCCGGAGGCGGTGATCCCGCTCTCGGACGGAGGTGGACTGGGAACGGTGAATGTGACCGTCAACGCCGGCACTCTGGTGCATCAGAACGATCTGCCCCGCTTCTTGCGAGACACATTGCTCGAGCTGAAACGACGGAATCTCACACTCGGCCTCTAGGAGCGTAGCTCATGGCGTTCACCCTTCCGAACAGAGTCGACGCAGCCTATGATGGTCAGGCGCGGCTCTTCTCGACCGACCTCCTGATCCTCTCCCAGCCCGCGAGTCTGACCGGTGTCAAGAGCGGTTGTGCCGTCACGGCTCAGGGCTCCCCGGACATGACCGTCGCGGTCGCATCAGGGGTGATCTACTGGCTGTTCTCCGAAGTGGCGGTGAGCTCTGGCAACGTCACCATCACGGCGGCGGATGCGACGAACCCCCGCATCGATCTCGTCGTCGTCAACTCCTCCGGTGTGAAGTCGGCTGTCGCTGGCACACCCGCAGCGGCACCTCTGGAACCTGCGCTCCCTGCGCTCTCGGTTGCACTCGCACAGGTCTACGTACCCGCGACCGATACCACGATCGGCTCGACGCAGATATATGACCGGCGCATCATCGTCCAGGTTCCTTCGGTGGCAGGGGCATCCACGCTTGTCGTGAAGACGGCAGATGAATCGGTCACCTCCTCCACCGCACTCCAGAACGACGATCATCTGAAGCTCACGATGACCTCGAACGGCGCGTGGCAGGTCAAGTTCGTCCTGATGATGACCCAGCCGAGCACGAACAACTCCATGAAGGTGAACTTCACGGCGCCGAGCGGCGCTATCTGGCGGTTGGCCTCCGGGTCGATACGGTCGGTGTCGGACGGCCCGACCACCGAGATGTCGTTCTCCATCAGCCAATCCCCGACGGTCAACATCGTGGACGGGATCGTGAGCACCGCTGCCACGGCTGGCGACTTCCAGTTGCAGTGGGCGCAGTCCAGCTCCGACGCCAACACGATGAAGATGCTCGAGAACTCATACCTCGAGTACCGCCTGCTCGCATGATCGTGTTCCCCGACGTCACGGTGGAGTTCTCGCCGTTCACCGATCCTTTCGAGACTCCCCAGTGGCTCGATATCACGGTGCGGCTCAAGAGCTTCTCGATCTCCCGTGGCGGCAGCAGGGAGTTGGACCGTGTCGAGGCCGGCTTGGCGACGTTCGTATTCGACAACTCGCTCGGCCAGTTCGACCCCACGAAGACCGACGGACCGTACTACCCAGGGATCAGGCCGATGCGGCGCATCCGTATCCGCACGTTCTCCCAAAGCGACGTGGGGACGTTCTACATCGGGGACTCCTTCGTCGGTGGAACAGATGTGCTGGGGGGTTCCTCCTCGGCGATCGACCTGTTCACTGGTTTCGTCGAGAGTTGGCAGCAGAACTGGGACCCGCAGCCCTCGCCCAATCCCGAGGCCACGACGACGGTGCGAGCGGTGGATGCCTTCAAGTTGCTCGCACTGTCTAGAGGCGTACCAGCGGTCTCGGGCAACAGCGACAGCGCGGTGGCGGAGATCCTTGACTACATGGACTGGCCTGTCGATGAGCGAACCATCGAGGCCGGCTCTTATCAGGTCGCCGCGGCCGGCGGTAGCCTCAACGTGAAACTCTCCGCGCTCCAGGAGATCGACGCCAGCGAAGGAGGCCTGTTCTTCGTCGCTCGTGATGGCACGTTGACCTTCTACGGCGCTGACCATGTCGCAGCGAATCCTCCAGGTGCCGCGCAGGTCTGGGGAGACGAAGCCGACGAGCGTCAATATCAGCGGCTCGAGTTCGACTACGACGAGTCCGATATCTGGAACGAGGTCACGATGACCTCGCCCAACGTGGCCGACTACGTGGTCATCGACCCCGTGAGCCAAGATCACTACCGGGTTCGCCCGACGACCGTGCCTACGGTGCTGAACTCCACCCCGGAGATGGCGACCCGCGCATGGGATTACCTCGCACGCTTCTCCACCCCCCGTCAACGGATCACGGGCATGGAGGTCGGTGTCCGTGATGACGTGGAGTGGAACGACATCCTGAGCAAGGACCTGCTGGACCGGATCGTCGTGAGGCGTCGGCCGCTACCGGGGCAGCTGATCGAGCAGGACTCGGTCATCCAAGGCATCACGATCACGTCGGGGCGTCTGTGGGATTGGAGCGTGGTCTGGAGGCTCTCGGCTACGCCTTCGGTCAACCTGCTGACCCTGAACCAATCGAGCCTCGATACCAACACCACCGGTTGGGTAGCCGTCGCGAACTGCACGGTCGCACGGTCGACGTCCCTCATGGTCTACGGCGCAGGGATCATGACCATGACGGCGACCGGCGCTGGAGATATGTCGGCATCCACCACTCCGAACACGCAACTCGCGGTCGTCCCTGGGTCCGTCTACTCCGCGATGGCCTCGTTCCTCAAAGCGGGCGGCGGCAGGGACTGCCATGTCGAGCTCGTCTGGCGTGACTCGGGCGGCAGCATCCTCTCCTCGTCTGCGGGCAACGTTGAGGACGACGGAGATGTGACCGTGACGAGCGCCGTCACCGCGATCGCGCCGGCATCTGCCGCGTTCGCCACGGTCCTCGTCGTCGTATCCGCAGCAGCGGGGAGCGAGGTTCACCGCGTAGACGTCATCGGCTTCTTCGCAGGGGAACAGAGCGGCTGGAGCGTGGGCACGGGATGAGCATCAACCTCGATTCCTCGCTCTCCGCAGCACAACGCGGATGGGGATCCGGTTGGCCGTACTGCTCCTCGCACATGATGGAGTCGTTCGTGTTCAGCGGGCAGAACGGTGGTATCGCGTTCCCCGCGGGGCTGCGGATAGAGGTGATCGACCTCTGCGTTGCGCTGCTGACGGAGACGGAGGAACGCGGCTACCTGATGCATCCCGGCTGGTGCTGGGGGTACGGCTGTCGGGCGATCCGCGGAACCAGCGTTCCATCCAACCACTCCTGGGGGCTCGCCGTCGACCTGAACGCTCCGGTGAACCCGCTCGGTGCGATCTCGTGGGAGATGCCGGCCTGGGTCGGACCGCTCTGGAACGAATACGGCTGGCGATGGGGCGGCAACTACTCGGGGCGCAAGGACGCGATGCACTTCGAGTTCATGGGCACGCCAGCGGATGCGGCAGCCATGACGGCCAAGGCGAAGGAGATGCTTGTGTCGCTCAACAAGGAGCAGGAGAACCAACTCAAGTGGGTCGAGGGCTTCCAGCGGTACATGCGCGGAGAGAAGGAACCCGCGAAGGAAGGCCCGGTCAAGCGGGGCTGGAACGACGCAAGGATCGCTGTAGAAGGTAAGGTCCCGGCCCACTGATGTTCGGTGCCACCACCGAGACGGAAGACGTCGTGTTCATCATCGGCTTCGCGGCCGGTGGTGTCCTCATCGCGACCGTCGTGGGGCTTTGGATCCGCTCCAGGATGAAGAAGAAGTGAATGGCTGATGACCCTCTCGGACGAGTCAAGGTCGTGCTCGCCTACGTCGTGGCCGCGGTCTGGACTGTCTCGTTCGCCTCGTTACTCATCGCCCCGGCGCGTCAAGACTCGACTGGCCTGCTCCTGGTGAACGGGGCGATGATGGCGGTCCTCGGGGGGTTGTGGGCGGAGAACATCCGTCGTCGCAACGGGGGTCCCAGATGACCGGGGATGACTTCCTGCGCATCTGGCGCGTGTTCGTCCTCGGGATGGGCGCGTTCGACATGGGGTTCGCGCTCACGATCGCGTGGTTCTACGTCCACGGGCACTTCAAGCCGGGGGCCTACGCCTCGACAGCGCACGTCCTGGCGATCACGGTGTCCTATGTCATCTTGTGCGCGGGGTTGTGGGCGTTCATCTTCGACCGCGCCGTCCAGGGTGACCCCATCACCTGGCGTCTGCCGCTCGCCTCGGTGGCGTGGCCGCTGGGGATCTACGCGCTCGCCAAACTCCTGCGCCGGGCACACGACACGCAGGTCGGAGGTGACGATGCCAACCGCTGACGAAGCAGCAGCAGCAGCAGCAGCAGCAGCAGCAGCAGCAGATCGTAATCGTGTCATCCCGCCGCCCTCCATCGACCCGACGGCGGCGACGAAGGAGGCGCTGGAACGTGAACTCAACCAACTGAAGGAAGTCGTCGAACAACGGCTCTCCGATCAGCAGCATCGCTTCGAGTACGCGCTGGAGCAACGGGCGCTCCTCGTGGACTCAGAACTCTCCATCCGCGATGAGCGTCTGAGTGGCATCGACGAGGCGACGAAGCTTCGCCTCGCGGGCATCGAGGGTATCCCCGCGCAGATCGACGCGAAGGTCGGGACGCTCAGCGCGGTGATGGATGAGAAGTTCAAGTCCATCGCGACGCAGTTCCAGGAACGCGACACCCGCAGCGAGCGTGAATCTCGCGACAACAAGGTCGCCGTCGACGCGGCGTTCGCGGCGCAGAAGGAGGCCGCGGCCAAGGCGGAGGAGAACGGTCAGAAGGGCATCGACAAGTCCGAGGCCGCGACGCAGGAGAACATCAACAAGCTCACGCAGTTGTTCCAGACGAACCAGTCCGGTCTCGCCGCTTCCATGTCGGACCTCAAGGACCGCCAAGGTGAGTACGAGAAGGCAGCGTTCGCCGCGCTCGCCGGGATGGAGTCTCGCTTGGAGAAGCGCATCTCCGAGGTCGCTGCGGTGGCGAACGGCTACGGACAACAGAAACAAGGCGGTCAGGATTCCCGCGCCATCATCGGCTGGGTCCTCGGCGCTATCGCGACGCTCATCACCATCGGCGTCATCGCCGTGGACATCGCAACGAAGTAGCCCATGGCGGAATGGCCTCCCGAGTGGGAGCGCGGGGCCATGAGCCTGAACGACCAGATAGTCGAACTCACCAACCACCTCAAGCTCTGCATCGCGATGCTCTCAACCGTCCTCAAAGCACTCGATGACCACACGCAGTCCCACGCGGGGGAGCGTGGCGACATGACACATCAAGGAGGTGAACCAGAGTGAAGGAGTACCTGAACATATTCGCTCGCACGTTCGCGCAACTCGCGGGCGCTGCGCTCATCACGCTGCAGGGGCTCGACTGGACGGTCGAGGGGTTCGAGGCGTCATCGGCCAAGGCCGGTCTGGCCTTGGTCCTGGCGCTGATCGGCGCGCTCGTGGCGGTGGGTTGGTCGTTCGCGACCTCGCCGGCCACCACGGCGGTAGCCAAGGCGACCCGCTCGGCGGTCGAGGCGATCGTGGGCGGTGTCGGTGCCGTGGTGGTGAACACCTGGGCCGACGTCGTCGCCATCGAGCGGATCGCCGTCCCCACGCTGGTGGCTGCGGTGCTGGCATTCGGCGTGACGTACTTCAGCTACCAGGCACCAGCAGAATCTACCCCGTAGGGTCACCCGCACCCTGCAACACGAAAGCCCTCGGCCTCAAGGGTCGGGGGCTTTCGTCGTCTCAGGAGTGTGGCGGCCGCGGGAGGCCGTAGGCGTCTTCGATGTCGCGCTGGGCCTTCGCCTTGCGCCGTAGATCCCTGATGAACATCACGCCGAGGACGACCGCCGTGATCGCCACCATGACGAGCAGGCCGTTCGCCTCGACTGCGCGCACCATGTCCCCGATCCAAACCTGCCATTGGGGGACGCTTTCGTATCCGAGCATCTGGTCCTCCTTCAGTTCTGCGTGACCCATGTGGTCACGATCGGTCGCTGGGCATGGTGCAGGTTCACCCACGGCCTCACGTCTTTCGCAACTACCCGCAGGTGGCATGACGTTGCATCGGCGAGGGTCGGATTCAGAGAGCGCACGAGCGGCGTCTTTCCCTTCACCCGTCCCTTCACGATCAGGGTGTCTGTACCGTTCGAGCAAGTCAGTCGGTACTTCGCCACGACGTTCGTCAGGTGCCCGGTGGCGATCTGGAACCCGATGTCCCAACTGATCGTCTGCGTTGGAGGAGCGGGTGCGGGCGGCTCGGTGCTTCCGCCACCTCCGCCACCACCGGTCGGTGGAGTCTCAGCACCGACACACCCGGTGAGCGTCAACGTCGGTGCAACCTCGGCCGTCCCGAGGTAGGCCACCAGCACCTCGTCGGTCGTGGCGATGGGTTCGGTGGTGGTGATGTACCAAGTCAGGTCATCCCAGTTCTTCAACATCCCCCAGGCATGACCGTCGGCCTCTCCGTCGTCGTCGTTGATCCCGATGGTGGCGTTGTCGATCCCCTCGCCTGGGGACAGCACCCAAAGCGCATCCGATGCACACGGCAGAAGCTCGGCTCCGGTCCTGTCCCACTCGAACTGAGTGACGGGATCGGCCTTGGCTGCGAGCCCGGTGACGAGAACGAGGGCGACTGCGAGGAGCAGCGCCTTGATGGTGAGTCTCATCTCGTTGTCCTTCCTCTCGGGTGTTTTCACCCTACGTCAACCGCTTTACGCTGTCAATGAGGTTGACATGCAAGCCGCGTTCTGGAAGGATGCCGTTCCATGGGAAGGAACAAAGCAGGTCCAGGAGTGACCCAACGGCGTGTGCTGCGGTTGGCGCTGCGGGGCAAGAACGTCTCTCAGACGGCCCGTGAGCTCAAGATCAGCCGTGCCGCGGTCTACTTCCACCTGAACGCTCTGCGGGACGCTGGATCGCTCCCAGGGGCTAGGAACGGCAACGAGGAGGGTGCGGCATGATGCAGAAGAAGCGGTGCCTTCGAGGTCATGACATCCTCCTTGTCGGCCGGAACAAGAGCGGAAACTGTCGCCAGTGTATGAGCGAGCGCAGCCACGAGCAGTTGAAGCCGGTTGAGGAGTTGTTGCGTAGCTCACCCACGATCAGCGACCCGGCTAGGTACAGCGAGAGCGTGGTGTATCAGGTTGAGCGGCGTGAGCAGCGCCACGCAGAGCGCGAGGAGGAGTGGGCAACGATTCGGCCGGATGCTTTCCGACTGACGGGGAGCGCCCTCGGGACTTCCCGTGACTGGCAGGTGCTGGACATGTTGTCGCCCGAGCCAGACCTGCTAGCGCCGCTCGAGGCCCTGGCGGGAATCTTCCCGGAGGGTGCTGACACTCCTTACTTCGCCAGCGCAGACGACGAATGGCGGTACGAACAAGAGCAGAGGCGGAAGACGAAGCTGCTGCACATACGGCGAGCGCGAGCTCGGTTGGCAGCGTGGCGTAAGTCTCCCGAGCAAGCCTATCTACGTCGCCTAGCAGGGTGGGGAGCATGACCCGTCCCATCGACTGGCCGCGGGTTGCGTGGATCGTTGTCCTGCTCATCGCGGACCTCGCGGTGTGGATCGTCGTCGTTCGTCAACTGAGAGGGGCATAAGTGAAGCGAGTTCTGGTCGGGATCGTGCTGTTCGCTGCCATGGTCTTCACCCCGCTGGCGGTGAACGTGGCATCGGCCAACGCGAACTGTCCGGGGAGCTACTGGCCGTGCCCCAGCCCAACGATCACGGTCAGCCCCTCACCGTCCCCCAGCCCCAGCCCCAGCCCCAGCCCTAGTCCATCTCCTAACGGATGCACGATCGGATCGGAGTCACCATGCCCAACGACAAGTCCGAGCGGTACGCCCTCACCCACCACCACGCCGTCTCCGTCGCCATCGACGACTCCGAGTCCTACGCCTTCACCTTCCACCACACCCACGCAGTCGCCCCCGCCGCCGCCCACCGACACGCCTCCTCCACCCACTTCCACACCACCCCCGACCCCATCACCTACACCTACCCCGAGCCCGACTCCGAAGCCGTGCGCTCCTGAGGACTACCCCTGCTGGACGCCAAGCTGGACACCCCCGCCTCCGACGAACCCACCCGTGGTCTGCACGACCTGCGATCTGCCCGACACGGGACTGCCTGCGGGCGTGGTGCCGCTCGGGATCGTGGCCCTGCTGCTCTCGACCCTTGGAGCGACGGCCGTGCTTCGCAGCAGGGAGCGTCCATGAACGACCAGCTAACCCTCGGCGAGGCCATGAAGCAGCACGGCATGGAGCAGGCCGAGGTCGCAGCCGACGAGTGGAAGCGGATCTGGGAACAAGCCATCCGCCTCCTTGCCGACATCGGGGATCCGTTCACCTCCGACGATGTTCGTGCCATCGCGGGCGAACCGTGGGACCACCCGAACGCCTGCGGCTCCTTGTTCCACAACGCCGCACGGGCCGGGGTCATCCGCGCCATCGGCTACCGCAAGTCCGAACGAGCGCGGCTGCACAGCCACCCTCTGACGCTATGGGAAGGGGTGTAGGTGCGAACGATCTCTTTTACCCGCCCGGACGGCAGCCAAGCTCTCGTGAGTATCTATGACGACGGCACCTGCACCCTCGCGGAACGCTCCGCCCCCCACCTCGTCCCCTACACGACATGGGGACCGCCGATCCATGCGGACCTGAGCGACCCCTACGACTACCTGGTCGATGAGTCGCGCTTCCGCAGGCTTTTGGAGCAGGCGTGACCTCCGGTGCGTGGGTCATGGGCGCGGTCGCCGTCTGCATCATCAGCGCTGCGCTCCTGCTGTTGTTCTGCGTCTTTATGTTGTGGCTGGAGTCCCGGTGATCGACGCCGCGCCGTATCAGGTCGTGCTTGCGAAGCTCCACGAGGACGGAGCGAACGACCACGAGATAGCCCGTCGCATCGGTTTCTCGGCCCCGACCGTCCGCAACATCAGAACTTCGAGAACCAAGATGATTCACGAAGAAACGGCGCAGGCCATCGCCATGATGCTCGTGAGGGCCAAGTGACCCCCGCACACGAGGCGCTGCTGAACCTCCCGCTAGGCAAGGGCGGCTTTACCGTCATCGACGCCGCGGATGCAGGGCTGGTGGAGGGGCACTCCTTCTATCTGGACAGCACCGGCTATGCGGCGTGCCACACCAAAACCGAGACCTCGGTGAGACTTCACACGCTTATCGCCGGACGGCATCCGGGACGGCACGTCGATCACATCAACGGCAACAAGCTTGATAACCGGAGGGCCAACCTGCGCGTCGTGTCACCTTCGACGAATCAGGTGAACCGCCACAGGCTCAGCAAGAGGAACACGTCAGGCATCCGCGGCGTCGCGTTTCGACCGAACGTGAACAAGACGAATCCCTGGCACGTACAGATTGGCGTCAACGGTACGACGAAGTACATCGGCATGTACTCCACGCAGGAGCTCGCGGTCGCGGCGCGCCGCACTGCGGAGCTTGAGTACTACGGCGAGGTTTGTCCATGACGCCTGCGCACGAAGCACTCTTGAACTTGTGTTCCGCACTAGGTATCGACGTCCGTCATCTTTCGGACGACGTATGCGACACCATCGCGCTCAGGATCGTTGCCGAAGGCATCCTCCCGACGAAGCCCGCCATCGAGCGCGTGATCGCGGACGTGAAGCGTGCGGAGGGTGGGCAGGCGAAGGCGCGTCCACACGCCGCCGAAGAACCGGCGCCCTCCGCGCATCCCTACCGCTTCAACTCGACCGAGGCCGACGCGAAGCAGAGGCGCAAGCTCGCCGCGCAGCATCTTGCCGAGTCCAAGCGCACCGGCCTCTACATCGTCCCTCGCCGTCCCGATCCGATGCCGGTAGACAAACCCCACCCTGCCTGCCTCGTGTCCGCACGGGACGGCGGAACGCCTTGCAGCCGCTGTTCGTGGCTGCTCGATGACGACGCCTATACGGAAGCGTGGTTGGACGGATGAGCTTCCTCGACGATTACGAACCCGTTGAGGACCGCCTGCGCCAGTTCTGGACGGATCATCCCTACGGCCGTGTCATCACCGAACTGCTGCACCACGAGGACGGGGACTACATCGTCCTGGCGAGCATCTACTTCGGCAACGAGCTCCGCAACGATCCACCCACGGCCACGGGACTCGCTCACGATTCGATGTCGAGCCTGCCGGCGAACATGAAGTCCTCGGCGCTCGAGGTGGCCGAAACGAGCGCGATCGGCCGAGCGCTTGCGAACGCAGGCTACGCGCCGAAGGGGAAACGGCCGTCCCGCGAAGAGATGGCCAAGAGTGCCTCGGCTACGGGAGAAAGCCGCCATGCTGCCGCTCCTGTAGCCGAACGTCCCGAGCCTGCTGTTCATGGGGAAGGTGCAGTGGGCTCGGGCGAACTCTCGGACGCTCCGCCTGCCGTGGTGGACCAGGCGAGCGATGCGGAGGGGGAGGGCGCAACCTCTCGGGGGGCTCCTGCCTCCTCCTCCGCTCCGAGTCACATCCACGAATGGTCGAAAGCTCCCCGAGAAGGCTGGGCCGTCTGCGACTGCGGGAAGGCCGAGAAGCTGGCGAAGGTCACGATCCACACCGCGCCCATCGAAGAGGTCGAGGTTCGGAAGGATCTGGTGGGGTGAGCTACGCCACGTTCCTCGAGCGCAAGACTCAGTTGGGTGGCGACTCCGGGTTCGACCCGGTGTGGATGCCCGAGTTTCTATTCGAGTTCCAGCGGGCGCTGGTCGAATGGTCCATCCGCAAGGGTCGCGCAGCCATCTTCGCTGACTGCGGCTTGGGCAAGACTCCGATGCAACTGGTCTGGGCTGAGAACGTCCATCGCCAAACCGGCAAGCCCGTGCTATTGCTCACCCCGCTCGCCGTGTCGTACCAGACCGAGTTCGAGGCCGAGAAGTTCGGTATCGAGGCCGGTATCTCCCGTACTGGTGCGGTTGCTGGTCCAATCACCATCACGAACTATGAGCGGCTGCACCTGTTCGACTGGGACCAGTTCGGCGGGGTGGTCTGTGATGAGTCGAGCGCGATCAAGTCCTTCGACGGTGTACGCAGGGCGCTCGTAACCGACTTCATGCGGAAGCTGCCGTACCGCCTGCTGTGCACCGCGACGGCAGCGCCGAACGATTACATCGAGCTTGGGACCTCGAGCGAAGCTCTCGGGGAACTCGGCCACATGGACATGCTGGCGCGGTTCTTCAAGAACGACCAGAACACATCGAGCCCGCGCACGATTCTGCAACGCGGCTCGAACTTCTCGGCTCGATACGACCGGGCGAAGTGGCGGTTCAAGGGTCACGCGGAGGATGCGTTCTGGCGCTGGGTGGCGTCATGGGCTCGAGCGATCCGTCGTCCCTCGGATCTCGGGTTCGATGACGATGGGTTCATCCTGCCGCCGCTCGAGCACGCGCAGCATGTTGTTGAGGCGCGCACCCTTCCCGAAGGTCGGCTATTCGAACTCCCCGCCGTTGGACTGCGGGAGGAGCGGGACGAAGCGCGGCGCACGATCACCGAGCGGTGCGAGATGGTGGGCGAGTTGTTGGCCGATGCGGAGTCTGCCGTCGCCTGGTGCCAACTGAACGCCGAAGGGGACTTGCTCGCGCAGGTCATTCCCGATGCGGTACAGGTCAGCGGCAGCGACGACATCGACGCGAAGGAAGAAGCCCTGACCGCGTTCGGGCGCGGGGAGATCCGAGTGCTTATCACCAAGCCCGTCATCGGTGCGTGGGGGCTGAACTGGCAGCACTGCCACCGGATGACGTTCTTCCCTTCCCACAGCTACGAGCAGTATTACCAGGCGGTCCGACGCTCGTGGAGGTTTGGGCAAGAGTTCCCCGTGCTGGTCGACATCATCACTACCAAGGGCGGGGAGCAAGCCCTGAACAACCTGCAACGCAAAGCGACGCAGGCAGACCGGATGTTCGACGCGCTCGTGGCGCACATGAACGACGCACTCGGCATCCGCAGGACTCAGGACTTCGATGTCCCCACGGAGGTTCCCGCATGGCTGTCCTAGATCAGCTCATCACCGACCGCTTCGCTGTGTACAACGGTGATGCGATGGAGGTCATGCCGACCCTGCCGGATGGGTCGGTGCATCTCACGATCTACTCCCCACCGTTCGCTGGCCTATATCAGTACACGTCGAGCGAACGCGACCTATCGAACACGCGCGACTATGGCGAGTTCTTCGAGCACTACGAGTTCTTCGTGCAGGAGATCGCCCGACTCACGATGCCGGGGCGGATGTCGGCGGTCCACTGCATGGACGTTCCGACCGGCAACTCGGGGCGTGATGCTCTCGCGGACTTCCCCGGTGACATCATCCGCCTGCACCAGCGTCTCGGGTTCAACTACGTCGCGCGTTATCACGTCTGGAAGGAACCGCTAGCTGTCCGCAACCGGACCATGCGGAAGGACCTCGCGCATCGGACCCTGGTCGAGGATTCATCTCGGTGCGCTGTAGCGTCGGCGGATTACCTGCTGATTTTCCGCGCCAAGGGCGACAACCCAGTCCCGATCACGCACCCGGTTGGCCTCATGGAGTATGCCGGCGAGCGAGTGGTTCCCCCCGAACTCCTGCGTTACCGAGGGTGGACGGGGAAGCAAACCGAGAACCGTTACTCCCACTGGATCTGGCGTCAGTACGCTTCAGCGTTCTGGGATGACGTGCGCGTCGACCGAGTGCTGCCGTATCGCGCGGCCCGCGACCAAGAGGACGAGAAGCACATCCATCCGCTTCAGCTGGACGTGATTGACCGCGCGGTGGTGCTGTGGTCCAACCCCGGCGAGACGGTTCTAACACCGTTCATGGGTGTCGGGTCCGAGGTCTACGGGGCCGTGACCGCTGGCCGACGTGGAATCGGAATCGAGTTGAAGCCTAGCTATTACCGCCAAGCGGTCAAGAGTTTGGAGTCCATAGGTACGCAGGGCGAGCAGCAAGAGGGGTTCGTGTGACCTACTTCGTCTGCGCCTGCGGGCATCGGATGACGAGCCACATCCGCTCCGGGACCTGGATCGGCTGCGGCATCTGCGCGTGCCTGACGTTCGATGCCGAACTGCGTGTGAGTTCCGCTCGGCTGCCGTTCGATTGGGAAAGAGACGGTGATCTCGGGTGAGGGTCCTGAGTTCATCACCCATCGAGGTCGCACAGCGCCGACTCGCCCATCTTCTGAGGGTCCAGGACGCCAGGGCTGCCGTCCTCAAAGCCGAGGACGAGATGCGGCGTGCGATGGAGTCGGCCAGGGCCGGGGGATGTTCAGACGGCGAGATCGTGGCGAGCATGCGGATGATCGAGCGGGCGGCGAAGGCATGAGGATTCGAACCATCAAGCCCGAGTTCTGGACGTCCCAGGACATCGCCGACCTCCCCGACGACATCGACCGCCTGCTGTTCATCGGTCTGTGGAACTACGCCGACGACGAGGGCCGGGGCCGTGATGTACCGCGCCTGATCCGCGCTGCCCTCTTCCCGCTGCGGGATGAGATAGAGCCATACATGGTCGATGCGATGATGTGGGGGCTACAGGACTCGGGCCTAATCACTCGGTACGCCGTCTTCGGCAAGACGTTCTACTGCGTGAACGCCTGGACCGACCATCAGCGAGTGAACCGGCCGACCCCTAGCAAGTACCCCGCTGTGCATGACGGCTCAGTGAGGACTCACGACATGCTCAGTGAGGGTTCCATCACTGTGGATAACGGTGAACTGGAGGACTCACTGCCGGAACAGGGAACAGGGAACAGGGAAGTGGAACAGGGAACAGGGAATCCCGCGCTGAGCGCGGCACCAAAGAACGGCAACAGGATCGCCGCGTCGCTGCTCGCTGAGGATTCGACGGCTCAGTACCTCATCAGCCGACTCGACGAAGGCTGGCAGGAATCCATGACACCGGCCCGCCTGATGCTGCTCGGAAACACCTTCACCCCCGAGATCGTCACCGATGCGCTCCGCAACATCCGCGAGGCGCAGCCAGTAGCGAACGACCACTACCCGTACCTGCTCAGCGAATGTCGTCGCTTATCGGCGGTGACGGCGTGACCAACGACTTCTGGCTCGGCTGCACCTACACCCTCGCATGCATCTTCGCGGGCATCTTGATCGCGCTCATCTTCGTTGCTGTCTTGGGTGACCGAGGAGATCCCGGAGAGTTCTTCGACGACAAACCTCCCATCGGTCCGACGCCGGAAGAACTCGAAGCGTGGCTCACCGAGAACACGACGGTTGAGTTCTTCGAAGCCGACCTGCTGCCGAGGGGGCGAGGCCGCTAGCGCAACCGCCTGACCGACCCACCTCACGGTGGTGGGCGACGGACACGACGGAAGGACGTACCTCATGCGCAAACTCGCAGCTTCGCTCTTGCTTGCAACGACGCTCACGATCGGAACCGGGATGTCGACAGCACACGCCGAAGAACGCGGACTCGGATACGTCTGCAACTCGTGGCAGGCGAACATCCAGCCTTCGATGGGGTTCGAGCAGGTCCACCACCGCGTCCTGTGGCTGATCCGCTGCGCCACCGACCGATGGGACGTGCCGGGTGGCTACGCGCAGATGGTGGCGATAGCCGAACGCGAATCCGGCCCCTACACCTGGCCCTGGGCAGCGAACCCGTCCGGTTCATCCGGCGTGTTCCAGATCATCGGCTCCACCTATGCCTCCTGGCGAGCGGCCTTCGCTGATCGTGTGCAGATGGCTCGGCTCGTCGACAACGTGTTCAACGCTCGCACGAACGTCCTGCTGGCGGTGTGGGCCGCGAACGCTTACGGGTTAGGCGCATGGGGTTTCTGATGGTCTTAGCCAGGAAGACGGCGCTCAAGCGCAAGCCGATGAAGCGGAAGGGCAACAGCGTCCTCAAACAGGCCGACGATGCGTTCCAGAAACTCATCCGTGAATCCGGCCCGTGTCGAGCGCGGGACATCGCGTGGATCGAGCAGACGACTTACGACGGCCGGACCTGGCGCAAGGAACTGCCCCGATGCTCGGGCAACATGCAAGCGGCCCACGTCGTCACCCGGTCACGTCACGCGACACGCTGGCGCTCCCGGCTGCTCGGCGATGCTTACGACGGCTGCATCCCGCTCTGCGCGGCGCATCACATGTGGCAGACGGCGTTCCGCGTCGATGAGGCGTTCTTCAAAGCCTGCGGGGTCGACTACGCGCTGGTGTATGCGGCATCGCTGCACGATCCCGCCGAGAAGGCCGCGGACGCTCTCGAACGATTGCAGGCGTCGTGATGGAACCCATACAGGACGACCGACCGACAAGGAGCGACTTCGACATCGTGCGAGCTTCGCTGGACGACTACAGCGAGATGATGGGTGACGAGGCTGACCCCGCCTACGCCGCTCTCGACCGCTTGGTAGCCGAACGTGGCCGACTCATCTGGGCGCTAGAACTGGCGGGACACGAATACGCCGACGGTCGCTGGCATAGCGTGAACTGCACGGGCCGGAAGATTCAAGCCATGATGGATGACCCCGACGGCGATAGCGCCTGCGATTCGTTCTGTCGTGCCGCCCGCGAAGCATTGACCAAGACGGAAACGGAAGAGGCGGGCTGATGGAACCCACACAGGACGACCGACAGGAGATCCCGCGTGAGGAGAGGAAGATGATGAGCAAGAACGTTCTGACCAAGGACCAGCTCGTTCGTATCGAGGATGTGCTGTCGTGCGCCCGCGTTGCCGACGCCATGCTGGAACAGCTCATCGACACGACCCCTGTCGAGATGTGGGTGCGGGTCTTCCACGACAAGATGCACCGGGCGCTCGAAGCGGTTGATGCTCACCGGAACCTGTGATGGAACCCATACAGGACGACCGACCGCGCAACTTCATGGAAGAAGGAACGTGGAACATGAGCAATCGGGAACCCATACAGGACGACATCGAGGCGTTGAAGCTCTGTGCTCGCCGTGTGCGACAGCTAGAACGCGCGGTCCAGCGATTCCTCGATGCTGAACATGCCGGTGAGATGGGCAACAGGGATAAGGCGATCGAGCACCTGGAGCACTTGATGGCGCAGATCTGATGGCCAAGGCCGTCCCGTCCGTCGACAGGGTACGGCAATCCCACCGGCGGCAACTTGAGCTCCTGGAAGGGATCCGCCAGGAACTCGAGGAGGCCATGAAGGACTTCGTCCTGGCCCACGACGCCGGCCTCTCCGCACTCAGATCGGGCTCGGGCAAGCTCGGCTCCCGTCATTCGGGGGGATCAGACACCACATCGCAGGCGGGGTATGAGTTCCACCGTCTGCAGGGAGCGTGTGCGTTCGCATCGGGGCGGATCCTGCGGGCGGAGAGGGACCTGCGATCCGCTGAACGGAACCTTGAGCGCGGCGGACAGGCGATCCTGGACGCTTGGCTGGACACGGACCCGGAGATCGGCCCGGAGCGGAGAGCTCGCCGGCACGCCGCGGTAGGGGAAACCCCTAAGCCTAGTACGGAAGGGAGACTCGGTGCGTAGGCGTTCATGGGCAGGAGGACGTCGGTTTTCCTCGCCGGAGGACAAGTTGGTGAGCTATACAAGGGTGGACCTGGCCTCGGGATGCTGGCTGTGGCAAGGGCCCAGGCGAACAGCGGGTTACGGGGTTTTCAGCTGGTGGGATCGGGATGCGCATCGGCAACGGGCGTGCAGCGCACATACGGCGATGTTCGAGATGATGGTCGGTCCCGTTCCTGCTGGGCTAGAACTGGACCACCTGTGTCGCAACCGTGCCTGCGTGAACCCCGCGCATCTGGAGCCCGTCTCTCACGCTGAGAACATGCGCCGTGGGCACATGCCTCGCGGAACCCAGAATGCGAATGGGCGGAAGACCCACTGCCCGCAGGGACACGCCTACGACGAGACGAACACCTACATGTGGGAGGGTCGTCGGTTCTGCCGGGCTTGCAAGAAAGTACGGACTGCTGGTTGGCGCGAGGATATGGCAGGACCGTGTGGTAATCCTCAACGTGTAGTGCTATCGTGAGCCCCATCGAGCCGGAGACGGCCCCGTGATCGCGGTGCCAGAGGCCGATCGGACGCTTGACGTCCGTCCTGGAGCGCAACCCTGGCGCTCCGCTCTTCCATCTAGGGGGCGAATCTCGATTGGAGAGTTGGCCTCCGGTCTGGAACAACCCAGGGAGCATGGACCTGGTGAGTCAACTCGAAGAGCTTACGGCCCACGTCCATGCCTGCATCGAGATGATCTCGCGCCTGCTGGCTCAATCCGAGCACCGACAGTACGGCGCCGACCGATAAGGAGAACACCATGGAAACCGATCCCGCAGAGCTCGAAGAGACGCCGGAAGAGACCCCCGAAGCCGAACCGGAAACCCCCGAAGCCGAACCGGAGTGAAGTGCGAAGGACCGCTCCGTATCTGCGGGGAGGACATCGGGTGCGCGCTGACGGCTGGCCATGAGGGACAGCACGCTATCTTCGACGATCGGGCTGACGTTGGGCTCGTTCGACATACCGCACGCCGGCCACGCCAGTTTCCTGCTGAAAGCCCAACGTCTGTGCGACGAGTTGATCGTCGGTGTGAACTCTGACGCCTTCGTCGAGGACTACAAAGGCACCGCGCCGATGTTCACCGAGGACGAACGCAGGGCGCTGATCGGCGAGCTCGGCTACGAAACCGTCCTCAACGACGGCCCTGGCGGCGACGTGATCCAGGAACTGCTCCCTGACATCCTGATTGTTGGTTCCGACTGGCTCTCCAAGGACTACTGCGCCCAGATCGGCATGTCGGCGGAACTGCTCACGCAACTCGACATCACAGTCGCCTTCGTGGGCTACACCCCTGGTATCTCTACGTCGATCATCAAGGAGCGTCTGTGCTGACCTCGGTGATCGTCCCGATCTACGCCAAGGATCCAGCCAACGTCGAGCTCGCCATGGGTGCGCTCCGCAGCTTCTCCGAAGGCACCCCCGAGAACCACGAACTGATCGTGGTGGACAACGCCAGCAGCCTGCCGAACCCGTTCGAGGATATGGCCGACATCTACATCCGCCTGGACCCTAACCGCGGGTTCGCCGGCGGCGTCAATCGGGGCTTCCAGGTGGCTCGAGGCGACTATCTTGCGGTCGGAAGTGCCGATATCGAGGTCCCCTACGGCTGGCTCACCCCCATGCTCAAGGCGCTCGAGCGCCGTCCTGGCCTCGCTACCCCCATGGAATACGGCAACATCCCCGAATCCGCCAAGACGCAGGCCCGCAGAGGCGCTTTCTTCGGCCCGTTGTGGGTCATGCCGAGGGAGATCCTGGAGAACGTGGGTCCCTTGGACGAGACGTTCACCTTGGCCTACGCCGACACGGCCTACGCGATCGAGGTGGACATGGCCGGCTACTGGGTAGGCAGGGTCCCGGAGGTGGCGATCCGCCAGGTGGCCAAGCACCACGCCCTGCATCTCATGGACGAAGGCCAGCTGAGGGACGAATACGAACGACTGGTGGGCAGATATGGTCACAGGTTCTACGGTCACTGGAAGGCGGCACGTCTTCGGGGAGATCTACCGCGACAACCTGTGGGGTGAGAACAAGGCCGGCAAGGACTCCACGCTCGAGGCCACTCAAGCCCTCGGTCCGGCCCTGAAAGCCCTGGTCAGAGCCTATGACATCCGCTCCGTCCTGGATGCAGGGTGCAACGAGGCACTCTGGCAGCCCGAGCTCCCCGGCTATATCGGTGTGGACATCGTGCCAGAAGCCCTCGAGGTAGCCCAAGAACGCCACCCCACCTGGTCATTCATGCTCGGTGACGTGGTCGAGGACCATCTACCCATGGTGGACGCGATCATGTGCCGCCATGTTCTGCAGCACCTGAGCATCGAGGACGCACTCAAGGCTGTGGATAACTTCCGGGACTCAGGCGCCCGCTACCTGATCGCCAGCACCAACCACCGGGACAAGGCCCGCAACGTCGACACCCCCACCGGAGGGTTCTTCCGCTGCTACCTACCGGCAGAACCGTTCAATCTGGGTCCACCGCTGGCATCCATCCCCGACGTGGCACCGATGACGCTCGATCTGTGGCCACTGTGAGACCCAACCTAGGGTGGTGCCAGACCGAGGGGTGCCGCAACCTCGCGGTCAAGGACGGGCGTTGCGCGAAGCACAGGCTGGCGCACGCGCTCGAGCGGATCGTTCGGCGCAAGGGGGGCGGTCGGAAAGTTCAGGAGTTGCACGCGCCGCGGGAGGGCTTTCTCTCTCCTTTTC